GCTGTTTGGGAACCAATAATCAAGTATTTTTCTCCCGAACGGGTTTATTTCACAATGGAACATATTTTTCCAGCCCATTATCTCGGCAGCTATTTCCGAACCACCGATGCCGCTGAACAAACTACCATGGGTAAACTTGTTCTTTTCCATGATTACGGATTTTTTGTTTTTGCTACTTCAGTTGGTTCATAGTACTTGCATTTGTCTGTTTCCGGATTGTATGCCGGACATACCCATCGCAAACGTATATCGGGTGAATCGGGCAAATAGCGTTTACAACTCTTGCGAATTGAGCAGGTAACGCCCGAACAATAACTATAATCTGTATTCATCGTCGTAATGTTTTTAATTAGTTTACTGTTTTCTGAATGACTGCTCATTGCCGAAATTGATGATTAGCATCATTTCACGGAAACGGTCTGCAATTCGTTCGTCGTAATATTCTGCAATTTCTTTTGCCGTAAGATTGGATGAGACCAGCGTACAGAACTGCTCTTCATAGCGGAAAGACAGCATATCCATGGCGGCGGTTACGTAATCGCCATAATGAATGCTTTCTTTCGGTTCGGAGCCGAGTTCGTCGATTGCGAGTATTTCGATTTGGCGCAGCCTTTTGTAGCGTGCCACATCGGAGGTGTTGTCGCGTGTGGGATTGTTATACGCTTTAGCCAGCAAGACGAGTTCTTTAGCCGATACCATCATGTAGCCGCGTATCGGATATGCATCCGCATTGCTGTTATACCCCTCATCAGAGCGCAAGTAGTTTATAAGGTTTTGCAATGCACGCAGAATGGTGGTTTTCCCATTTCCGGCATCGCCGCAAAGGAACAATCCGAAAGTGGAGGCTTCCGATGTAATCCAATTGGAAATGTCCCAAAGGTGCTTTTTGTATTGTTCGGTGGCATTAAATTCCCTATGCCTATGAGCAACTTCCACCCGGCACGCTTCATATAGCATAGCGTAAACTTGCTTGGCGGTATATGGCAATCTAAAACGAGTTACCATATGTTTTCTCTTCATCAGATTTGAGAAGATTACCTCTGCGTTGATTTCTGCTTTCGGGTCTAACTTTATCATCTTTTCTTTTATTTTTATCATTTACAATTCTCAACCATGCGTTGAAGTGCTGTTTGGCATCCTGTAAGGAAGAATGCCGGTCTTTCCCGTCTGCCAGGCATTGCACCCGGAAGTCGTCAAGACTGCTGCGCAAAGAGGAAATATTCGTTGCATGAAGCACTTGTAATTGGTCAAGCCAACACTCGTCTTTTTTCAGTTCGGCAATTTCTTCATCGATAGTCATGGAGTAAGGCTCGTATTGCAGTTCGTTTTGCACTGTTGTACTACCTTGTATCGTTTGTGGATTGTCATTCTTTCGTGGCAGTTTTTCAGTTTGTTTGGGCTTTCTTTTCTCGATTAGGTTATAATCCCCAATATAGCAAACACGACGGCACTGTACGCATATACGACTATACCTTTCCTGAATACCTTTAGAAGTCAATACTTTTTCAGCGTCAAACAATTCTTTTGAAAACAACCCCAGTGTCAGGCAGGTTTTGATTACTTCTGATATATATGCCTCCTCAAATCCCGTAAGCTCCGAGCAAATGAAAGGCAACTCTTTATCCCACTTCATATAATACCCACTCTTGTAGATATTGCAGAGCAGCAGAGCATATACCGTTATAGCTTTTCCACCTTGATACTTGATTAGTTTTCTTATTTTAAGGTCGTTAAATATATCTATATCCAGAGGGAAATAGTCAAGACCTTTTTTAAAAGTTCGTGCCATATCTGACTTTTTTAAAATTCATTTCTCAAATAATCATCCACTTCACGAATGAAATCATCTAGCGAAAAGCACAGAACATATTTGTATTCTCCGTTTTCACATATTATCTTTTGCCATTCTTTTTGTGATGGAGATTGATAGCCGCCTTTCTTTTTCATTTCAATGAGCAGCGCACCATAATCACGATTGCTTTTCAACAGAATCAAATCGGATACACCGGCTGTTACGCCCTCAGCTTTCAATTTGCCACCTGTAACAGTATCACGTCTTCCTCCGTTCGGCACAGCAAACAACCGGCCTTTTAACTTCGGATACTTCAAATTGAACCACTTTACGCAAGAGCATTGTATGCGATGTTCCTCATCGTCATATTTTTGCTTCTTTTTTCGTTTCCTTTCCATTTGAAGCATTTCCTCAAGTGTCATTGTCGCTTTGCTTTTCGGGTGTAACAATGGTGTCTTTTCCGGTCTTGTCTACTACAACTTTTTTCCCACCAACGGTTATCGTTGTCCTGCAACCTTCGGGGAGAGATTGTATGAAATTTCGTACAACAGGCGAATTGGCATTTTCACTGATGATATCCGTAATGGACTCATCTGCGGCATATGGATAGACGTCCATAATGGCAGTTTCCGCTACCGATGCAATTTGGTAGTCGGCCATTGTGCCTTTCATACCCTCATCCAGTTTATTTACTGCATCACGCAAGTCGGCTGCTTGTACCAGTACGTTGGTAGCCGTCTTTTTTTCTGCTCCACTTTTTTCATCTGAGGTAATGAAATACAGCTTGCACTTGAACCAGCGGTCGGCACTGTCTTCCTCACAGGGAAAGAGCTCGCTATAGTTGGCACGTTTAATGTCGGAAACTGTAAACTCACCGGAAATAAAGGGTGTCATTTCTTCAATGATGCGTGCTTCCGCTTCCGTGAAGCTGAGCGCGTCAACCAGATAGGGTTCTGTTACTTTCTTGTTCATTCCGTTATCCATTGTCTTTTCATAACGGATTTTACATTCAAACCACGTGTGCATCATGAGTTCATTTTTTCTTTGAGTTGTTTACTGACTACAAGTTTTACTGTTCGTCTTGCCGGAATGATTACCGTTGTTCTCTTGTAGATATTACGGGCTTTCCTTTCTTTTGTGATATAAGTCTTGATAGTGCCAAAACCACGTATATAGACACTTTCACCTTTACAAAGTGCTTTCTCAATAGCATCAAAAGCACAATCTACGGCTTGAATAGCCTGTGAGCGACTAATAGTCGTATTGTTGATAACATGTTCAACGATCTCAATTTTTCTCATTGTTTTTATTTTTATTAAAATGATAGATCACTATTGTTTGGCCTACAATTCTCAGTTTTGTATTGAGTATTTTCAACTGATTTTTTCATTATGATTCTTGATTTAAATCCGCAGATAGAAGTAGGACGATGGCTGCAATGGCAAAACTCATTCCTAAAATGGCATACGTATATGCTTTAGAGGATTTGGATTCTAAAGCAAAATGAAAGTTAACAGCAAAAATGATGATATTCAAAACAATAAATATTATATCAAAATAGATTCTCATATTACTTCTTTATTTACTGGTTACTATTATTTTTCCTCATAATCACAAATGCTAATAGGGATTCTTGTTAAATGTTAACGAAAGCCCATTTGTAGCGGCTGTTATTTCTATCTCTGGATATAATCTTTCTATTCCATGGATAAACTCCGTAGCATTGCTGTTATTGTCGGACAGATGCAGGAGTAGAATGTTGCATACTTGAGACAGGTCATTGGCTTGCAATGTGAGGAGACAGTTATCATAGGACATGTGCGACTTAATGGTGCGTTCGTAGCGTTTCTTGTCAATGCGCCCGGCAGTGAAATTTGCATCAAGAATTTCCTTGCTATAATTGCACTCCAACATTACATTGTTAAGACCGGGAAATTTGTATTTTAGGAAATAGGTGTCTGTGGCAAACAGCACTGTTCCGCACTCTTCATGACGGATGAGGTATCCGTAAGGTTCCGCAGCATCATGTTGTACAGGGAACGGTATCACTCTAAATCCATTTATCACAACTTGTTCGAATGGCAACAGCCCTTTTGCCCAATAGCTGGAAGAGAAACCAAGCGCATGTTTTGTGCCTTGACTCATATAGCAAGGTATGCAGGCGTTTATAAAATCGCCCACACATTTGGCATGGTCGCCATGCTCATGGCTGACGATACAACCAACAATGCTGTTTAGATTGAAGTCAAGAACCTTTTTTACTTTGTTGAACTTAACTCCGGCTTCCACTGCAAGTACCTCACCAGTCTTTTCAGACTGGAAGAGGTAACAGTTGCCTGATGATGAAGAACCTAACACATGAAGTTTCATTTCAAATAGGATTAATAGCCCGGTCCATCATCCTCGGTTGAGGCTTGTTTTTCGGTACTTGTTTCACCTTGGGGCTCTTTAATTTCTCCTGTTTCAGGGTCAACACCTGCCGGAACTTCGTTGGAAACCGGAGCTACTGCATCATCAAAACTGATAGTGCCTTTGTTGGCTTGCGTGGAAATTTCTTTCGCAACCTGTTCTGTAACATCGACATAATCGGCGTCCTCTACATTTTCTTCAACGGTACGCATACCCATTGACAGTTCCGGTGAGTATGTAGAGCACCAGAACGAGGCGGCACGGTAACGTAACATCTGTTCGGGCATAGTACGCCACTTGCTGCCGTTTTTGCTATACCAACCCTCATCAATCGCCATTTGTATGGTAACGGCTGTACCACGTAAGGCAAGTGGTGATTTTGATGTAACCGGTTTTCCGTTCTCATCATGCGTAACACCTTTAGGAGTAGTCCATGCCACACACTTGACATTTGCCACACCGTTATTGCAAACTCCATTTGATGTCAATTCAAACTTCAGTGGTTCAAAGCGTCCACAAGTATTGATAGTGGCAATTAGGAACTTGGACGACCAAGATGGGCGACCATATACAATGTACAAGTTCTGCATTACCATAAGAGGGGATGCGCCAATGCGTGTGGCCACATCGAATGCGATTACGCAGTTGGCTACTGCTTCGGCTTCAGAGACCGTTTTTTTAGGTCCTTCTCCGGTCTTACCGCCAACAACACCGCCAATGCGGTAACTTTCGGGTACAAGACTGGAATTGGCAAACATGGTGGAGAAACGGTTGAGCGTTTCAATGGTTGTCGGGTCAAAGAAGTTGATGCCAGCAGGAACGTTACTTTGATGTGTAACCGGTGTGATTTGTCTTTCGTTCATAATTCTAATAATTAAAGATTTAACTATTTATTTTACTGTTAGTTGACTGTCTGTTGTAACCTGCAAGAATATCATTTGTGCGTTGGAAGCAATGAATGTATTCACGCTTTCGGCACGGTCAATGAACATTGGAGCATAGACTTCGTAATGCCTTGCCAATGTGTTGGTGATGTCAATACCTGCGTTCACTTGCTTTGCTGTATTGCACGTACCATAGGACACACCATCAATTATAGGGATACATACTTCGTATTCGTTTCCGTCAAGAGTGGTATCGAAAAGTTTCCAGTGTACCATGCCAAACAGCGAGTTCAAACGGCTCTCACAATCATCAATGCGAGCTTTGGCAAACTTAGCAGCTATATATTCACGTTTCTCTATGTCGGCTATCTTCTGTGCGAGTTCACGACCTTCCTTTTCAAGACGCTCTATTTCTTTATCATAGTTGGCGATAATGGTACGGTTGTTTAGTTGGATTTCCAAGTTCTTAATAGCAGATTTCACCAACTCGGCACGTTCGGACAGTTCGGTATCTGTCTGAGTATATGTGATATTTGCTATTTCTTTTTCTATCTCATCCAAACGTTTTAGGTTTGCTGCATACGCAGGCAGCTCGTTTTCGTTGATGGCGGACGGTGCTGCTTTCGGGGTGGATTTCAGACGATCATACAGCCCTGCAATACATTCGTCAATGGCAGTAATCTTTTTAGAATGCTCTACAAGTTCTTCATTACGCCTGTTTAATTCCTCTCGGTATGATTCGACTTGTGTCGACAGGGATTTTCCACGTGATTGATTCTCTTTGAGCCTGTTTTGTTTATATTCTTCAAACTTTTGGAGAGCGTCTTGTATCATATTGTCGGGTAAAGGCTGGCCGCAATGAGGACAGATATTATCACCGGTGTACTGTGTGGCACGAATGGATGCCCATTCGGAACGTAATTCTTCAAGTCTGCTTGTTGTTCTAGTTATTTCTTCGTTCAAATACTTGATGCGTTCTTTTGCACGGGTAATGTCTATATTGCAATCCGATCGTTCGGAATGAATATTCTTCAACTCTTTCTCGATTTCATTACGTGTTTCGTTCTGCTTATCGGCTTCCTCCTGACGACTTCTCCTTTCTGCGGCAAGAATATCCTTCTGTTGCTGTTCGATTTGCCGTTTTTCACGGTTCAGCGCAGCTTTTTTATCGATGGCAGATTGCTTGCGAGCATCTTCAGAATGCAGAAGTTCGTTTATTTCTTCCAGCTCTTTCTTTTTGTCGGTGAGCATTTCTTCCAATGAGTTCCAATCCTCGGCTTCTGGTTTCATCTTGTCCGTTTGGTCGATACGTGGCTTGATTTCATCCGCTTGCATTTTTAGACGTTTTTTCTCTGCGGCAATCTGCCGACGATAATCTGCCAATGATTTGCCACTCAACATGTCTACGAGAGCGGTAAATTCTGCATTTCCCTGCGCCAATTCGTTGTCTGTTTTGGCTCCGGCAATGGACATTAACACTTCACGTTGAACATCTTGTTTTAACGATAGGAAATACTCGGTATTGGTTAGCATCTTGAAAAGGTTCTCATCAATGATTTCGGCATTTATACGTTCCTTATACTCATTGACACGAACAGGTACGCCGTCCCATGTGCATTCGGTGACATTCCCCTTGAACACTTCCTCTACTTGTCCACGAGGTTTGACCCATTGCTCCTTATACTCTCGTTTGATGGTAATTTCCGTTCCATCAACGACTAATGTTCCCTCTACGGAGCATTCACAATGCTGTAGGGGATTGCCCTTTTCGTCTGTGGTGCGCAAGTTGAAGTCTTTACGGTCTTTGCTGTCCTTGCCGAAAAGCAGCCAACAGAACGCATCCATGTGCCTGGACTTGCCGAGACCGTTACGACCACAGATACGTGTAACAGTGCCATCTGTATGGAACTGTGTTGTCCTTTCTTTTTCTCCACGCCAGTTGCGAAGCGTGATTGATTTTAGCTGAATTGCTTTCATCTACTTTGATTTTTAATAGTGAAAAAATAGTGGGAGGAACAGGATTTGAACCTGTGTCCTGCTGCATCTTGGCCATTTGGGTACGTACCGCCGCTCTATCCGCTGAGCTATCCTCCCTTATCATTTGAAATAGTCTTGTTGTAACCTTTGTAGTGTACGCAGTTCGATTGTGCGGTATTCAACTTTGCCCGGACGCTTGCAGGGGGTTATTTTACCCTGCTTGCGCCATCTATCCACATTGCCACGCCCAAACATAGCGTATGCTTTTCGCTGGCTGACCATTTCGGGGTCATTGTGTGTATCGGCAAGCATACGGACTACAGAGGACGCTACATCGCGGACGAAAGTGTCATAAGTAACGGATTTATCGGGAAAATCAATAGTGAGCATAGGATTACGGATTAAAGTGAATACTCTGCACGATAATTTTCATCGGTTTTAATGAAATATGTAAGCACTTTTATTAGGGAACGTTTAGAACCGGGCTTGGCAATAGAGTCAACCAGACTTTCTCTCTTTTGCTTGTCTGTAGCAATAAAGATGTAGCCCACGTGTCTTGCTTCCGGTTTAAGAGGCTTGATTTGAGAATTTAATTTTTTGAAATTGATAGACATGATATTGTAAGTTAAGAGGTTATTTGTTTTCATTTTGAAACTCCATCCATGATATACGTACCAGTTTCCATGTGAGAAAGATGAATACAGCTGATACAAGATAGCCAATGAACGATGCGATGTTTCCAAGTATGATATGTGCCACAATGCTGACAACCACCGCAAAAAGCATGATGCAGGATAGTATCAGTTGTGAAATATTTACAAATTTGTTCATGATGATTACAAATTACGATATTCTGATTACTGTTATGATACGCTTTTCTCGGTCCGTTTCTGTCTGGTACTTACGATTCAGGATAAGTCCGAGATCGGAAGCCTGAGCACGGACGCTCTTAGTCTTTTCAATGGGGAAAGTAACCGTTTTACCTACTTCCAAATCCGTTAAAGTTGGACGTACTTTTACTTGATTTTCTGCCATTTTATTTGTTTTTTATGGGTTATTGTTTAACTTTATAGTGCAAAACTAATATATTTATTCGTGGCGAACAAATATTTTCGTCATAAAATTTAGTGTATGCGAAATTAAATATTAGTCGACTAATTCAAGTTCCTGTAAATCATGAATTTAGAAATTGTTAGAAAATTGAGCGAAAACAGAGGTGGTGGATTAAAGAAACTTGCTGCTGATGTTGGAATGAGCGAACAAAATCTACATAGATGCATTAGAAACAATAAGATTCAAGCGGCAGACTTAGAGAAGATTGCTTTTCTATTAAAAGCTGACATACGAATTTTTTTTGATGATGAAGTATCAAGACTATCAAATAATACAGTTGAAACAAACGGCGATTTTAGTCCTGCTTCGATGATGGGCAACGTGTCTGTAGGCACAGATGCTATTCTTGTAGAACGAGTGAAGCATTTGGAAGAATTGTTGGCTGAAAAGGAGAGGTTGATTAAGGTTTATGAAAAGTTAGTAGAGGGAAAAAAATGAGATATATAGTTGGAATAATATGTCTTATTACTTCTTTACTGTTATGTGCTTGCAGTGAAGATGACGAGAAAGGCGCTGAACGCTATTCGGGTGTATTTTTGAGTATGGAGGCTATAGATGCTATTACTCCGGAAGATTCTTTTTCTGATGTCATATTGCATAATGTTGAGTTTGAAAAAGTGGAAGTAGGAAAAGGAGAGCCTATAGAAGCTGGTGATTACACTGTGAAGACAGAAACTACTTACGACTTAATCATGCGAGAATCCGAAGCTGATCTGTATATAAAAACAGAAAAAAGAACAGATAAAATGTTTGAGGCAACTTGTGTATATAAATATGTTTTTAAGCAGGGAACTTACGGAGTGATTGAAGTATCAGAAAATGCTATTACGGTCAACGGATATCCATATTGTAAACTTCAAAAATTTACACTAATACGTACTGAGCCAATTGGAGAAAAATATTCCAAACAAGATACAGAGACAGAAAATTACAAGGGAGTATTCTCCTGCAAAAGCAATGGTAGAAGCATAACTTTGTCAAATAGTGATTATATGTTTGAAGCCGCGCTTGATGGTAACGAATGTAGGTTAACAGAATTATCTCCTGAACATAAAAATATCGGCACATTAGAAAAGCAATGAACGGAGAGTACCCATATTGTAAAACAGAGCCTTTTATGGATGAATTGAAAAAAGCCGCATTCAATGCTATCTACAAAGATGGTTGTGATAATTGTGGAGATTGGATAGATACATTGGTAAACTGTTATTCCGAAGAAGTGGTGGACGCTCTTGGGAATAATCCCAATGAGGTTTATGCAGAATTGGAAGATATATGGGAAACCATGGATTATGAAGACCCTCGAACCGGTATTTGCCTAACTTATCAGAATTGGGCAGAATATTTCACAGGGGAGTTTGCCCATACAATCTACAATGAATTGATTAAATCAAAGCAGGTGAACGAACGTAAATAATCCGTTTTAAAGCGTTCAAACCTTTAAGATGATAAAAGTATCGTTTTTCGTATTTGTGTTGATTGTGGCTTATCTATTTGCCTTAAATGGGTAATATATCAAGACTGGTAGCGGCGAGTTCTTCGATAAATGGACGAAAACATTAATCATAATAGACAGATACGAAGAAATTGAATAAACGAATATTGTTGAGAAGTATTATATAACTCATTGAAAAGTATCTTATTTTGGCAGCGGCGCAGGCTGCTATTGAGGAAGCATAAGCAATATAGGATAATATTTGATTTAGGCTGTAACAAACTGTTTATCAGGCGTTACAGCCTAAGTTGTTTTTAGGCGGTTCGTGCATTTGTCCGCAAAAAATGAGCCAAATAAACGGTACTTGCATACACCACGCATACACTTTTGAACAGTGGCGCATACACCAACGCATACACCATTTAATAACTTATAAATCAATCTGATATGGCAACATTTAAAGTAGTCGTAAGAAAAAAGAGAGCTGACGGATTTTATCCAGTGTACATTCGTGTTGTCCACCGTTCAAGAATGGGTTATATTAAAACCGATAAACTCATTACGGACAAGCAAATCACCAAGAATGGCGAAATCAAGGATATTGTGGTCAACGAATATTGTTCACGAGAAATCCTACGTTATAGCGATATGATAAACCGTAAGGATGTCTCAAATTATTCTGTTGCTGAACTAATTGAATTCCTTATCCATTCAGATGAAGAAATATGTTTTAGTGACTATGCAACAAAGTTCATTAACCGTATGGCCTCTGAAGGACATGAACGTAATGCTAAGAATTATCGCCTGGCTGTAAACCACCTTGAAAGATATTTGGGAACAACCAGAGTGATGTTTACTCACTTGTCATCTTCTGTTTTGACAAGATGGATTAATAGCCTTTCGTTGACGAACAGGGCGAAAGAAATGTACCCAACCTGTTTAAGACAGATATTCAAAAGGGCACTTATTGAGCTGAACGATGAAGAACGTGGTATCGTGCGAATCAAATACAATCCTTGGTTAAAGGTTTCCATTCCAAAATCTGACAGTACAGTTCAAAGAGCCATCAGTGCAGAGGCATGTCGGGAATTCTTCAATCGTCCCCTACCGGAAACCAAAATGATTTCCTCTCTTCCGGAACTGGGCAGAGACGTAGCACTCCTATCCTTGTGTCTGGGTGGAATAAACACCGTAGATATTTTTGAGCTTAAAAAAGAAAACTACAAGGATGGTATTATCGGATATAAAAGAGCTAAGACAAAGCACAGCCGGAAAGACGAAGCCTATATTGAAATGCGCGTGGAACCGTTCATTCAGGCCACATTTGACAAGTATCTTTCAGACGAGAATGACGAATATCTTTTCAAATTCCATAAGCGTTACAGTAACCCTGACAGTTTCAATGCCAATGTAAACATTGGAATCAGAAAGATATGTGCCGATATGGGAATGAAGAAGGAAGATTACTACTGTTATTATACTTTCCGTCATACATGGGCTACAATTGCCCAAAACGATTGCGATGCCAATCTGTATGAGGTTGCCTTCGGTATGAACCATAGCCATGGACTGAATATAACAAGAGGCTATGTCAAGATAGACTTCACTCCTGCCTGGGAACTCAATGCCAAAGTAATTGACTTCATTTTCTTCAGCAGCAAGAAGAGCAAACAAGGCAAGGCACGTGACTTCGAGACACCGGCAGACAAGATGTTCCGCATCACAAAGAAGATGATGATCTATGGCCGTGCATATTTCAAAGGTGACGTAATCGGTGAAATAACAGACATTGGTTTCAGTAATGTAGACCAGGTTATCGACAGACTGGTTGAACAGTTACCCAAGGATATCCCTACCGGATGTATGGTTCAGTTCCGTCTTATGAATTGTGATTCCAAGAAGGAAGTTGTATATGAAAGAAGCAAGGGAAAAGGATTCATGTAATAGGCAAATCTGAACAAGCCATTAACGCAAAGGGAGGATTCTACTTATCTTTATCAGAACCGTACCATTTATCATATTGGTGCGGTTCTTTCTATTTGTCCGGTTGATTCCAGGGCATAATTTCACAGCCTATAATTATAGCAAAGACAAAAACGATAAGCTTCCATATAAGTATGAAGACTTTCTTAACCAGCCATACAGCCAGACGTATAGCAATCCTCAAAAGCCAGAATATCAACTTCAGGAGCAGTATACCGATAATAAGTACCGGCAACAGATATATAATCAACAGCAGTTCAAACATAATGTGTAATATTTATGAGTATAAGAGCTTATTAATTATATAAATATACTAAAAATCAATGAGATACAGAAATTTACTCAACACTATTTTCTTATTATTCGAGTAGATTTTCTACTGATTATCAGTGCTATATCACCATGATAACGAGGTCTCTTCAGACTCTGATTATAGGGTTATTCTACCTAAATGTTTTTGCAATACAGTTCAGATAAAATAAGATTTCCCGATAGCCATTTCAGATAAAAAAAGAGCTATTAAATCAATCCAAAATAGTTTTATCATCATTATTAATAATAGAAACTAATGCCATCTTATTTTTAAGCAATGCGGCATAAATAGGATTAACTTTTCCTGTTTTAATATGTTTATCATATTCTGCTATCATATCCTCATAGGACTGTTTTATTGTTTTTCCTTTTATATAAGAAATCAATCCACTCGTTGCACAATTTATAAAAATATCTTCATAGGAAGGAACAACCCAAGCTTCTTCTTTATAACCTAAATACCATAGGACATATGCATCTTGAAACTCTTGACCAATACCTTTTGCAGTGTGACATGAGAATGTATAAAATACTGAACTATAGAAATTACAGACATTATCGTTTGTTTCAATATAAGGCATATTATTACATAATAGAGCAGAATCTGTACCATGCGAGAATGAGCAAAAGACATATTCTTCGGCATTACATGTATATTTATTTATAGTATCTTTTGTTAAACTCTCCGAGTTAATAGATTCATATGACATTCCTTCTTGAACAACGTTCTGCTTTATATAATCAGCACATCCTTGAAAAAAATGTCCTAATAAACTATCTGCATCATCAAACGCAATATAAATAGGATTATTCATGATTTTTTGCCATTAACTCTATTGTCAAATTAACCAAATCTTGTGTAAACTCTCTTCCTTGAGGAGTATCTTTACGTACTTCCCCAAGCATATCATTTAATGAATATTCTTTCCCTCCAGTGGAAATTAGATATGGAATATCATGGTTCCCAGGTTGCTCTTCAATCCACTTTTCCAATGCATTAGACAAACTATATTCAATATCTGCATCTGCCTTCTTTACAACTTCTAGGATCTCTCTTATGGTTGTTGTTTTATCAAAAATAGCATACGGTTTCAAATTAATCATATCAAAAAACTTACTGTTCTCCTTTGGTATACCAGTCCAGATTATAACAGGGATCAGATAAGATAATTTACGCAACTCAGTCAAGGCACTATATCCATCCTCATTCCCAGATAATTTCATATCTAGAATAAGAATTGTTTTTTCAACAAGATTATTTTCTATTTTTTTAATTCCATCTGAAGCATTTTTATAAAGTTCTACTTTTTCAAAATGTTGTTGAAGAAAGACAATCAATGGTGCGTTTGAACGCAATTCATCATCAATAATGATTATTTTAGTTGCTGATTTATCCATACAAATTATTTTTTAAAAGGCAAAGTTATTAAAAAAGTAGCTCCAACATCCACAAATTCAGGCTTTATGATTTTCACCTCTCCATTTAAGGCCTCTATCCTTTTTTTTACTGTAAAAAGACCGATACCTGCTCCTCCTTCATTTTGTGTTGTTGTTTTAAATATCTCAAAAACACTCTCCCAATCTTCTTCTGGAATTCCACAGCCAGTATCAGAAAAACGAATAGACATTTTCGCATCCTCTACAGTTCCTGTACATTTTATTATTTTATTTGAAGAATGTTTCATTGCTTTTATTGAATTGGATATTAAATTCTCAAATATATCCTCAAAAAACTTTCTGTTATGCGTAATTTGAAGTTCTTTATCATATTCCAATATCGTATTTATACCTTCTTCTTTAAACTTCTGGTTATATACTTTATCAAACAAATATCCAATCAAAGAAAATACCTCAAATGTTTCAAAATCACTTCCTGAGCTAGCATAACTTAACATAAATCTTACCCCAATACTCAGTTTATCCAATTCAGTAAACATCAATTTGGCATATTCTTTAAAAATATCTTCATATTGAGGATTGGGAAACTCTGAATAAAAAAACTCAGCCATCCCTTTAACATTTCCTACAGTAGTTTTTACG